CTATTCTAAATAGTCTTTTTCTGTAATTACTTTTAATCTAGTAGAATAATTCTGAAATGTTGAGAATTTAAAACGTTTAGGATCTTCAAGTTTATTTCTATCATTTATTTCCAAAGCGTGATTATAGTCTATAATAGCTTTTACCAACTTATTAATAATAGCTCTATCGTTGTCCATTACTTTATAATAATCTTCGATTTTCCGAAGGCGGAAAGTCGTATTCAGTAAATAACTTTCATCTTCCAAAATCAATGTTTTACCAATATCTAATCCTTCAACATATCCTTCTTTTGCCGAATTTCTAAGTTTATACTTCAACTGATACTTTTTAGGAATGTAACTTCTAAATGGAATCAAGAAAGTTAGCCCCTGTATTTTGACAACAGTTACCGCAAATCCCCTTCCTTTATTCATTACTTCCTTTGTCTTAAAGTCATAATCCATCGCTTGAATAAGGTCGTAATCCTTGCACATTTCTAAATCAATTTGACCTAATTTTAACTTCTTACTTTTCATTCCTATTCCTTAGATAAAAAGCTCACTAAAAAGTGAGCAACATTTCCAATGAGATACTTCTGTTGACGAGCGCGTCTCTCCGCCCCCTCATTGCCTCAAGAAAAGGCTGGGCGAATCGAAAGGAGGTAGATTTTTCCTGTTTTCAATTCTACTTATTTTTGCACATTTTTTGAATTTTGTCAAACAAAAAAACCGCAAGCCTGAGCCTGCGGTAGAAAGAACAATTTAGAAAGTTTCCTTTCATTTTATTTTTAAAATTATTTCGTAGTAATCAAGCCATTTGGTTCTACTGTGAACTCTGGCTCGTCTGCCATGCTGCCGTCTGGTTGGATGTAGTACCAGCCTTTCTTGTCTGCCGATTGGACGAAAGCGTTTGATACCATGGCACCTTCTTTACCGTCTAGGTAGTACCATGTCTGCTTGTGCTTAATCCAGCCAGTGACCATCTTGCCGTCTTCATCGAAGTAATACCAAGCGTTGTTGATACGAGCCCAGCCAGTGGCCATAGAGCCTGAATCCGTGAACCAGTACCAAGCATCTTTATAATTCAACCAGGTACTACGCTTCATAAAGCCTTTATCGTCGAAATAGTACCAAACGTCATTGATTTTCTCCCATTTATTGGTTGGATAAGAGCCGTCTTCACGAACCCACCACCAACCGTACTGGTTCTGTTGCCAGCCAGTTTCAACTTCTTCAGGCGGTACGATATACCCAACGATTTCATCGACAGAGCGCTCATTGTAGCGACAAGGGCCACCTACTTCCAAGTAGTCCCAGTTACCATCTATATTCTGCTCAATCGTCTTGATAGTATATCCGTCTGAGTCCTCATAGACAAGCCCTGTATGCCCATAATTGACACCGTCGCCAGCCACATAGCTTTTCACGAAGAACCAACCAGCCTTTGGATAGTCAGTGTCATACACGACTTTCAAGCCTTGTGAACGTGCTGACTCAAGCAAGTCATAAGCATTCCCCCAAAGTGTCACGCCGTACCAATGACGAATCCCATAACAAGGTACGTCAGCACATTGGAAACCATAAGCTCCATCGTTATCAACTCCATCTCCAGCGTTAGCTTTGTCGATGAAGAATTGAATCATTTCCTGTTTTTTAGACATACTTACTCCTCACTTGGTTTCTTGTATTCTAGCGCTCGTGTGCTGTCCGTGATTCCGCTTGTTGTTGGGTCATTGACCAAACCGATAGCAGTCAAGAACACGAATACCGCATTGACAAGCAAAATCAGCTTGTTACCGATATCACCTAAATCCAGATGATATCCAAAGACTGCTGCACCAGCTTGCAGGACAAGCAAGAAAGCTGGGATGGCAGTCAGCCAAAAGTATTTATTTTTTAATCGTAGTTTCCAGTTAATCATATGTTTTCCTTTCTACCTTAAAAATTTAATTATTTTTGCTTTTTTTGTGTATTTTTCTATTTTTTCCCCTATTGAGTCATCTCCGACGAATGCTATTTCAAAATATTTTCCCTCATTGTAAAGGTAAGATATTTCCGGTAATGAAAGAGGTGGTTTATCGTCGGCTTGCATAGATTTTATTTGTTTATAATCAAAATTGTTAGGTATGATTAATGTATTGGATAGAGAAAAAGATATAGTAGCTTTATAACCGGAAGAACCACTTGGTTCTATTGTTAATAAAATTTCTCCTCCACCACTCCACACCAACCTATCGCCAATATACCGCTTAACAATCTCCTGATTGCCTAACATTATCCTTATTCTATCTTTCATAACTACACCTGCTTAAAGATATCATAAATCGTGTTAGGGTCTTTGGTTGGAAGAGCATCGTACTGCGCTTGTGTTCCTGCCCAATACTTCAGTGCTTGTTGTCCCTGTTGGTTGATGATGTTCTGGCCAGGCACTCCATCTGCTCCTCTAGCGCCTGTTGCACCTCGTTCGCCATCGTTGACATTATCCATATGAGCAAACCCAGAGGCCTTAAGACCTCTGTAGCTCACTTCAATACGGACTTCGAACCAACCACCAGAGCGCTGGGTAGCACTCCATGTTCCAAATTTACCAGCTGAATCAGGAGTCCGATTTCTCAATACCCCCCAGTTGTTATTCCCAAAACCACGGTAGTAGTAATCAAGAGTATAACCACTCGTGACTGCTTCGCCATCGTAGAATACATCCGCAAACAGGTTCAACTGACTAGTCGCGCCATTTCGATAAGACCCTTCGATACGGACATTGACACTTAAGCTATGGCCATTTTCACCCCTCAACCTATCTCGTTGAGTCGGTGTCAACGTATCGAATGATGGACGGCTTTCTAAAGCGGAAATCCTAGCCTTGATTGGGATATCATTGTACAACTCCGATTTCAAGGCATAACCTGACAAGGATTGATGGCTTGTCAGATAGGCTTTTTGTTCCAGCTCATCTTTCGTAACCTGTTGCTCTTTAATGCCCTTGATATCCTTACCGATTTCCGTTGCTAGATTTTCAAGGTTATTCATAGGCTTCACGCTTTCGCTTGATTGTAAGTCTCTACCAAATCAAGATTAGCAATCTGGTCTACACGTCCGCTTACTTCGGTTACTTTGCCGAGAAGAGCACCATTTTCGTCTTGCCCCATATTTGTGATTTTGTCCGCAATTTCTTTCAGCGTATCAAGATTCTCAGGCGTTCCTTCACCCAAGATTTCAGCTTTAACTTCAGTTTTAGCTTGAGTGACTGCCTGAGAGATGGCTTGTGTCATTTCTGAAGTGCTAACCTTGTTTTTTAATTCTTCGTTAACTCGTTTGTTATCTTCTCCCAAAGTGCGGGCAAATTCAGTTAATTTTGTAGTATTTTCCATTGTATTTATACCTTTCCAAGATTGTAAAAGAAGAGTAGATCAGGAAATTCCGGACATACTCCACCATCTGTTACTGTTTTTTCTGAAAGTTGTTTCGCAACTTCCTTTGCTATATCCAGCTCCTTGAGAGCATGGATTTCCTCTGTGACCAATTCTTTATCTGAAGCCACTATCTTGATGTGTGTCGTTTTATCACTGGGGAAAATGTACCCACCAGCGCTAATCTCTAAGCGGTATTTCCCGATTGGCAAGATAGCGTCCAGATTGAAATTCACGCTTGAGTTCGTGACAGTCACCTTCTTCTTCCACTGGTACTTGTCCATAGTCAGACTAACGACCGCCACCTCTCCTTCCAGAGAGGAGACAGCCCGATAATCTTCGTCTAAAAGGACAAATCCAAAGGTGGAAGCCACATCACCCTGTTTGATGAGGTAACCGCCATCAACCTGAGCAAGATTGGTCGTATTGAGATTACAGACCATTCTGCGCCCCTTTCTCGTCTTCAATTAAGATGTCATCTCTAATCTGCAACGCTTCAAAATTATTGTACAAGTGGTCAATGTAGCCATTGCCACCAAGAGCCTTGTAGCTGTTGTGCATGTTTTCGACTACATAGAACTCATCCTTAGTAGTAAATCCACGACGGATAGCCCTGCGAATATCACGATCGAGGCGCATTCTCATGGTTACAAGATGTGCCTCGTCGTGCAGTTTTAGCTTTGCTTGTACTTCGTCAATTTTGGTGTTGCTGTCGCATGCAGTTTCTTGGACATCTTTGATTTTCCCTTTAACATCGTCCAATTCAGAAATGATTTGGTCTGTTAGTTCCTTTGATTTCTTCGGCATTTTATACCCAAGCCAAGCAACGACGATTGGCGTGGCAACTGGTAGCACATTCATGAAGAAATGCTCTGTTGATTGTAAGACGTCCATATAGCACCTCTATCCTTTAGGTTCGTACTTCCATGCTGCGCCTGTTCCGTCCATTTCAAGACGACCATTACGAGCGAAGTCGCTGACAGGTTCACCGTTGTATGTAAATTCCTTATTCAACTGAACCAAGATACGTTTGCCTTCTCCATCGACTTCAACGTGTGCTGGGTCTTCGATGGTAATCAAGTCATGAGGCATATAGCGTTTCCCAATTTCAGCAAGTGGAATGAGTTCAACCAATTCCTTGTAGTTGGTTCCATAGGCGATTGTCTTGCCTGCTACTGCATTTAAAACGACCGCATGGATGATTTTCCCATAGCGGTCGGTTTCAGCTTTGTTATGCTTAACTTCTTGGTCTGTAGCCGTCTGTTTCGCTTCAGTTTGAGCCAATTTTTGTTCAGCTTCTTGCAATTTCGCTTGAGCAAGCACAATCGCATTTGTTGGATCAAGTTCTGTACGGATATGGTCTAGCACTGCTTGGACCAAGGTCGCTTCATTGTCTTGAGTATGGTCACCGTGCAATTCTACTTGCTCGTAAGAATAACGTCCGTTGTTCTCCATCTTGATTGCGACAACTGTCACATTTTCTGTACCTTTCAAATAAGGTTTGATTGCTACTTCATAATTCATTAGTTAATTCCTTTCATTTTAGCTTGTGTTTCTTCAAATAGTTCTTTAAGTGCTGGGTCATATTCTAGGACCTCTTTCATCGTGTGCAATTCGCTTGCTACATATAAATAAAGAGCCTCGTTCTTAGCTGATTCTTGCTCACTGACTGCTAGCTTTTTAGTCAACGAATCAAGTGTTAACTGATTCACTACTGCGTCCATGTTGTTATTCATACTATTGTTTTCTCCATTTTTTCTATTTTTTGATTTAATTCTTGAATGGCCTTGATTAAGTAAGGTACCAGTGCAAATGTGTTATATGTGTAAACTCCATCTGGACTCTCACGAAAAGCGTCTGGAGCGTACTTCTGCACATCTTGAGCCATGATACCACATGAGATATCCTCTACCTCATTATTAAATTCTTTTCGGTAACTATAGGTTTTCAAACGATTAATAACATCAAGCCCTGAAATACTACTCTCTTGAATGTTTGATTTCAGTCTGCGGTCAGAAGTATCGTTCGAAACTAGGAAATAATCTCTTTCACCACTAGCTTTTTCCAGATAAAAATAATATGTACTGCTTCGTCCGATTTTTTCGTATCCATTAGAATAAATCCAAGCACCACCATCATAAACGATTCTGCCTGTAACTTTCAGATCACCATGGACAATAGGTGTTTTCCAAAATTCAGCCGTGTTATAACAATACATCTTGCCATTATTTTTCACGAACCATGCATAGTATCCAGGTTCGTTCCAATTGTTTCCCCAATTGACCCATAGCGCAGTGTGTCCATCTCCACCTGTACCATCACCCATTCCAACCGAGAAGTGATTTCGACCAGTTATCCAACGTCCGTAACCTGAATCATGCGTACCTAATTGAAATCCACCAATCCATCCTTTGTAACCCTCTAAAACAGTTGAGCTAGTAATAACCGACTCAACCTTAGTAGAGAAGATACGTTTAGAGGTCAGTTGTTCTATGAAAGCCTCATTCGCTATCATTTTTTTAATAAACGCATCGTCAAATCTCACTTTGTCAGCAGTCACTGCTTCAGCGTCTAATATCGTGGTTGTGACTGAACCAGCTTCAAAATTGGCCGTTTTCAGCTTATCAACCATCGCTGACTTGATAACTGCATTATCAATTAATGTTTCGCCAGTGATATGAGTCAATTTACCAGTGATACGGTTGTGACCTGTAGCACCAAGGTTGATTCCAGAAATGATATCTCCAGCTGAATTTATGTTTTGAACCGCCCACGAACCTGCCAATTGGGTTTGGACTGTGCGAACTGCTTCGTTAGCGTCTTCTGGAGACGGTTGCCAAGGGCGGATTGTTGTGCCTTCATAGACATCCACATCTCCAAATAACAGCATTGCGACATTGCTATCGGTTGTCCCATTGTTGTCAATGCGGATAAATCCTTCATCGCATTCTCCTGAATTAAACGTATAATTCTTTCTAACTGCTTCATCTGATGAAAATTTAGTGTTATCAACCAACACTTCCACTCTTGTGAATGATTGAGTTTCTCCAGTTTTACGACCAAGGAAATAAATGGTTGCTCCCTTCATATTCCAAGTATTGAAGGCTGTCAAAGCTACTGTATAATTTGTGTTCCGTTTTAAAGAAAATCGAATTGTTGAAGCTGGAACGCCCACTCTCGTACTATTTTCTAGGAAGAAAAGTTTTCTTTTTTGGTTATAGAAAAAACCATGTGTTCCGACACGAACAGCAGGATTTTGACCAATTTCCCAATATCCCCAATTGCTAACGTCGGATGGATTACCGCTGTTTTTAATAAGGTTAGGTCCACCTTGAAATGCATACTTCCCAACTTCAACCTGAAATAGTTGATTAGTTAGAGCCATACGAGCAACCTTGTTTGAGATGTCATTCTCGTTGCTACCGATGATGCGTTCATACAGCTGACTAGTTTCCTTAACACGTTGGAAGTCACTCTGGTTAGTCTTGCCATTTATTTGGCTAGAAATCGTAGCGAAACGACCGTCTACAGTTTCTTTATATTCAGCTATTTTTTGTGCAACACCTTCCTCTACATCACCTTTAGCAGGTTGCCAATGTATCAAAGGAATTGCTCCACGAACAAGTGTCGCCCAACTCATGTTTCCTACCGAACCCCCTGGATCGGAAGACAAAGTAATCTCAGTCCCAGCTGGGATTTTTTGAGTGGGTGTAAATTGAACCATCCAAGCATCTATAGCTTTGTTATAATTTAATCTTCTCCAATTGACTCCGTCAAAAAACGTATGACCTGTCGCATTCTCTCCGTTCCAGTATTTAGTAACAAGAGTATAGGTCTGATTGGCTTGCAAGGTTTCGACAAGTCTATACCTCTTATCATGTTGGCTGTAGAATCCGTTATTACTATTTTTAAGCAAGTTGCCACTGGTTCCAAGAGATAGACTTTCTAAGCGTCTTTCAACGCCCTGAACGCTTTCTTGGAAAGTGCTTTTTCCGACAAAATCCCTTGTTACATCTTCACGAACCGCTCTAGCCTGACTAGCACTCTCCTCACGAACATACCGCTTCAAATCATCTTGTCTTTGCCCGTCACTATTAACATAAGTCTCAACATTGGTTATTTTGGTAGATAACCCCTGAGCAGTCTTTTCAAACTCGGTCTTAGCTGCATTGATTTTTCCAAGCGTATCAGTTGATAAGCTTTCAAATTTCTGTCTTAACGCTCTTTCAGTCTGTTCAACTGTAGCACTATCTGCTTTACCAGCCAGACTTTGTTGTAACTCAGACTTGAAACGATTTACATTCTCTGACAAATCATGTTGAGCCTTGCTTGATTCTTGTTTGAATCTGTTCATCTCAGTAGACGACTGATCAGCGATAGCCTTAGCTTCCTGAGCTAGAGAACTGCTTGCCCCAGCTTTTTTAAATGCTTCCTCGGCTTTGCGCTTGGCTTCTTGAATCGAAGCATTGTCGAAGTTTTGGAATCGTTTGTCGATTTCGTTTGAAATCTCTTGCTTGACTTCTTCGGCCTTGGCCTTGGCAAGTTCGATACCGTCATCTATCTCTTTTTTACGTTTTTTGAACTCAGCATCAAAGGCTGCGTCTGCTGCTTCTATCTGCGCTTGAATTTTTGCTTCAATGCCATCTTGTTGCTTAATCTGCTTGGTAATCGTACCCTCGTAGGAATATTGAGTATCGTTTCCAGCCTTACTATCTGCGCTGATACGACCTCTCAGACCGCCTTTAAAGGTAAAGCTCTGACTTAACACAGGAACTTTAAAGGTTTCTTTCTTATTGGTCTGAATGGTTACCCACTGCCCGACCTCAAGCAGTAAATGCCCTTGATAGTTAAGGTTATATGGATAGTAAGTCAGATTTTTCAGCTTGTAATAAAGGTCGTTCAAAGCGCTCTGAGTCATAAAGACATTGTCTAGTTCCAAAGACCGACCTGTCTTCATACCGACTGTCAGAGACTTCTTATCTGTCTTACAAGTGATACCAGCTATCTGATACTCAATCTCACTCTTGGTTAAACCATGTAGAAAGTAACTGTCAGCGTTGATCGTGATATTTGACTCAGTTAAATCACGGATTTCCATCTTGCCTTCTCGGTTAAAGAAACAAGACATCCCAATCATCTGGGTCATAGCGCTCAGCATATCCCTAAAGGAAAGTTTCTTGCCCTCAGGAACTTGCTCGACATGGTAACGCATAGCGCTGATTCCGAAATAGTCATTCGCTAACTCAATGCCTGTTTTTAGGCAGATTTCCTGAATGACCTCTCGTACTTCAGCTGGGAAATGCAAGTCTGTCACATACTCACGATTAAGCTTAAACATACCGTCCATAAGTTCAAGTGTAGTTGTGTTGCGGTTTCGGTCAATCTCAATATCGTTGATGAAGTATTCCCCCATCTTGACCCACTGGTAGGTATCCCCAACCAGTAGACCAATCTCAGGGTGTAGGATATCCAGTTTATTGAACGTGGTAATGATACTGGTAAAAGTAATCTTACCGCTACCAGCACACGTTCCACCGGGCTTATATGTATCGCCTTTGATATAGCCATACTCAAAACTAGCCTCTTTGATATCTCGTGAAGCATAATCACCAACACGGATAGCCAGCGTCCTTTCCTTAGCAAACATGGCTCTGTCAAATTGTCGTCTGGTTAAAGCGTCCATTTTTCTTACCTCTCTACCAGATTAAATTTAGCGCCAGACCAAGGTTTGAACTTCTCAGTAAAGGTATAGCTTGGGGCTGTCCTATCGCCGACGTAAAAAGTCCCAGTCGTCTGACCTTTAACAGGGTCAGGGTATGAGACCTCAAAAAAGACTGCTGACACGGCATTTAAAAGCTGACTCATTTCTTCCTGAGTCATCATACCCCATTCACAGTCTAACTTACGCTTAGTCGTAATACGGTCTCGCACCATATCGCCATTGGCATTACGCCCAGTTTCTCCATCGATATCTTGAATACCGACCTGAAAAGATTTGGGAGGCTTCACAGCCACCCCATTGATTGTCAATTGTGCCATTTTACCTCCTAAATCTTGAGCAGGGTTTGACCTGCTCGTTCGTGTTCCTTGTTAATTTCTTGGATTGCTACCCGTCCGAACTCATGACCAGCGATTTGAATAACAATATCACCAGCTGGCAATGAATAGCCCGCAGGGGCATTGTTAACAGGCATTCTTTCAGCTACTTTCTGAGCCAAAGTAGAAATCCAACCTGTATTCCGTTCAAGGGGCATTACTGCTTCTTGACCAGCTTCTCCGACCCCGATAATGCTAGGGGAATTGAATACACCACCTCGTGCATACCAATCTACAGAGAATGATGGAATTCTAGGAGGATTCAAGCTAAAGCTACCTGATATATTAAAGTGAGGAAGTTTGATTCTCGGTAAACTCCAATCAAAATTAAAGAAGCTTCTCAGTTTATCGATACCACTTTTAACAATGCTTTTGGCGTTTTCCATTGCGTCATTAAACAGATTCTTAAACCAGTTGGGGATTTCTTTCAAGGCATCTTGCATGTCTTTCCATCTATCGCCAAACCATGAACCGATTTTTTGGAAAGGATTCTGAGTTTTTTCTTTTGCACTCTCAAATTTCTCTCCAAACCATGTATCAGCTTCTTTTACTCCATCTTTGATATCGTTCCATCTATCACCGAACCACGAGCCAACTTTTTCAAAAGCTGAGTTCACTTTATCCCTACCAGATTGGAACTTATCGCCAAGCCAAGTGTTTGCTTCAGCAAGCGCGTCTTTAGATTCGTTCCAACGCTCACCAAACCATGAACCCAACTTGCTAAATGTATTGCTTATTGCATCCCAGCCTTGCTTGAATTTATCACCTAACCAAGAGCCTACTTCTGCTAACGCATTAGTCACATCTGCCCATCTATCACCGAACCATGAACCTAAATTACTGAAGATATTAACGATAGCGTCCCAACCTTCTTGGAATTTTTCGCTAAACCATTGACCTATTGGCTCAAAGATTTCTTGTAGTTTCGTCCATAAATCGCTGAAAAATTCGCCAATCGCTTGACAAATACCACTGATAAAATCACATAGTCCTTGCCATGCAGTTTTAGCAAACTCAACAACAGTGTCCCAGTTTTGGTAGAGCAAGACACCGATAGCGATTAAGGCTGCAATAGCAGCAATAACTAAGGTTATCGGGCTGGTCAATACCGCAATGGCTCCATTGAGTGCCCATGTTGCAGCTGCTGCAACTCCTGCTGCAACTGATTGAGCGATTTCCGCTGCTGCTGCAAGTCCCATTTGCGCTGCATGAACACCCCACGCCAGTGCTGATTTACCAAGTTCTAGAGCAGTTTTTCCTAGCTCTACAATCAATTTCCCAGAATTGACCACAAAGTCTTTTGCATACAACGCATTCAAATAGATGGTTTCTCCGAAGCTGACCAATTTATCAAATGTCAAAGCTTTCAAAGCTAGTCCAAGATCTTTAATTCCGCTAACAATAAAGGAAACCTTGCCACTCAATAATTCAAATGCTCCTGCAAGTCCTCCGGCTTGTTCAGCCCAAGACAAGAACTTAATTCCTTGCCACACGGTTGCAAGCGTACCAATCACATTAGCGATCGTAGAGATAATCTCTTTATTTTCTTTACACCAATCCGAAAAGGCAGTAAAACCATCGGCAACTAGCTTGATTGTATCAGCTAGTAATTTCAATGCCTCTAGTATGATACCGCCTAGTAAATCAGCGACAGTTTCAATACTGATGCCGAATGTATTAGACAAGAACTCTGCGAAAGGCTTCCAACTTCCTTCCCAAAGAATTTGAATAATGTCAATTAGTCCGTTAAAAGCATTGGCAATAGAATCAATAGCAGGGGCTACATGTTCATCGTAGACACTACTCAATCCATCGCCGAACTTATCAACAACACTCTCAATAGTTTCAAATATTGGAGCTACAATGTCCAAAAGACTTTGAAGCATTGATGAAATTTTAGGAGCGCTCGTCACAACGACTTTTTCAAAGCCTTTAAACAGACTTCCTGCTAATTTGCTACCGACTTCAACAATGGTAGATGTCAAGCTTAATAGAGTTGACACAATAGCGCTACCGATACGAACCGCACCAGTTGAAGTAATGACGTCGTAGAAAGCACTAGAAAAGGCCTGAGCTATATTCCCTACAGCCTCTGCAATGTTACCAACATTATCAAACAAAGCGACTAGCGCCCTGATAATGCGCTCTTTCTGCCTTTCAAGACCATTTGCAATACTTTCGGTAAGGAGTACACCAATACCAACTCCGATAGTGGCTAACGAACCAGCTATTTGGCCTAAAGCATAAGCAATTTTCTCGGTCATGCGATTAAAGGCATTTACAACTCTTGGATCAGTAGCGATTTCTTCAAGAGTTTTCTTGATTCGTTCTAAAGCAGCTTTGATACGTTCTAAACCTTCTGGTCTAAACGCTGCATCAAAACCTTTTTTAAAGAGGTCAAACAACCCTTTTAGCTTATCTCCGAGGCCGTCGAAAATGCTCTTGAACTGGTTATTCATGTCGGTCAACTCGACTTCTGGCAAGATGTCTTTGAAAGGTCCGCCACCGCCTCCCTTTCCTTTACCACCTTTGCCTCCGCCACCGCCTCCTCCGCCACCAGAACCGCCTGCGTCGTCGTCTTTTGGTTTTTGTAAGATGTTAATCTCATCAAATCCCAATAGACCAAGCAATTCTTTAGCAGCTTTCTTAGCGTTTTTGGCTGAGTCTCCAAGATTATCAGCAAGTCCTCCAGCCGAATCTCCAGCGTCGTCAACAGCATCAGCAAGGTCTCCTGCTCCGCCTGCAGCGTCTTTCATGGCGTTACCCATGTCTCCGACTGCTCCGCCAACTCCGTCTTTCACTGTTGCTTTCTTATTGAACATCAAAGCGATAAACTCAGCGAGTTTAGCAGTCACGTTCTTCAAAACCATAGCAAAAGAGTTCAAGACAGGCATAATGGCATTGATAATCGGTAACATAGCATTACCAAGGTTCAATGCACTATCTTTCATCAGCGACTTAAACAGGCTGATACTACCGTTAACTGAGTTGGATAAGGTATCTCCATACTTGGCTGTAGCCTGTTCCAGAATAGCCATAAGGCGGATTTGTTGCTGGGTTTGATAGTCCAACTGTTGCCAGCTCTGTCCGTTTGCGAACTTCTTAAAGGCTTCAGTGGACTCAATCATAGCCACATTGACGTTGATTCCTAGGTCTTCTCAATCATGTTATCGCATGGCTTTTTATCCATACTTCTTACAATTTCTTGTAAGTTCGGCATATATTTTCACCTACAACCGAATTGTTTAGGTGCTTACCACTCGTGGGGATATTTTATTCTGTACTTTTTGACAAAACAAAAAGCACAGGTTCAATCCCTATGCTCTACGGTGACTAAGCCTTTTTAATTGCTTAGTTTACCTTCGGTATCGTCATGTTTTAATTCTTTAAAAGTGTACCCTTTATAATGTTTCTTTTCGCCATTCAAAACTTTGTCAATAAAAGATCTAGCTGGAAAAATATCTTTTGAAGCATCACTTTTTGAAGCGTACTCCCTTGTTTCTCCAGTTTCAAGATGAATAGCTACGATAGGAATTTTAGGCTTACCACCATCATATTTTCCTTTATTAGCTTCGCTGATTTTTCGTTTTGTTTCTTCAGAGTGTTTTTTACCGAAGAATGAGTTTTTAGACCCTGTTCTTTTTTTGGCGATATCGCTCATTTTCTTTCTAAAATCATCATCTCGTTTTTTACCTGTATTGGATATTGAGCGTTTTTTAATGGCTGTTGGGCTATTAAAATATTTTGAGTGAGTTTTATATCTCGCTTTTGCTTTAGCACTTAATTTTTTTTTGGTGCTTTCAGCAAGTTGTTTATCCCTAACTCCACCACTTTCAATATTATACGCATTGTCAGATAATGATATCCAATAACTTTCTCTTTCGTCTAAGATGTTGTCAGATACTTCTTCTAAAATAGAAAATTGAAACTCTGCTTCTCCAAACAAATTAAAATCATCTTGCATTTCTTCTGAATAATGCTGGTTATGACGAAGTTTATATTTGTGGTCATCAAATCGTCTTTTTATGTTCTTGGATTGACCAAAATAACTTCTTCCTGTTTTGGTACATTTAATTTCGTATATAATGCCCATAATATCACCTCTTTTTAACTAAGTATATTATATCACATTTATACCGAAGTTGTAAATTAAAATTTAGAGTTCTACCGATTTTGGTAAGTTCTTAATCCGCCTATTTCTAGGCGGTGCGACAAAAGTCTATCGCTTCGGTGTTCCCTAGTAAACCTGAGCGAATACGCTCCATAACGTCTGTAATGCTACGCCCTGACCCTTCCGCAACAACTGCTGAGGTCTGCAACATTTTAGCAGTATAGGCGCTTAGCTTGTTGGTATCTTTGATAAATCCAGAAAATAGGTTTGAGTAGACTGCACCGTAGTTAGTAGCCTCACCCACACCCATATTCATAGCGTTAGCGTTATCGTTAACCCATTTTAAGAAAGATTGCGAACTCTCGCCCATCTGTCGCTTGATTTGGTTCATAGACGCTGACACTTCAAGAGCAGTCTGCGCTGAATACATTCCAACATCAAGCATTTTCTTACCAAGGATTGCAAATCCAGCAAACTTAGCAAGCTTGCCGAACGCACTACCGATTGAGCTCGACTGTTCACGAACTTTGGCAGTAGCATTCTTCACTTGGTCAGATGTTCCCTTGACCTGATTCTCGACTTCTTTCATCTTCTTCCTGAAAGGCGCTATCTCAGCGTCAATCATGACTTTCAATTCGTCAAGAGTTGCCATTCATTTCCTCCTTCCTTTTGCGATTATGTCTTTCTGCAAATTCACGCATTCGTTCCTTATGCAACAAAAACGCTTGTCTCTGTCGTTCCTGTTCTACCGCTTGTTGTTCTTCTACAAATAACTCAGGCGCATATTCCCAGAACTCAAAGACCTTGGCATCTTTGGATAACAATAAGGAAACGTGGTTGGATATCATCTGCGAAAGTCTGTATGAGTCAATAATCTTCTCTTTACGCTCTCGTATTTTGACACGGTTATAGCTTTCAATCATTTCTCTGATTTCAAGCACCGTCAAATCCCAAAAATCAAGAGGCTTGCCCCCGATGTCTAAAAACATAGGATAAAGCCTCTCAATAATCTGCGTTACTGTTAAGATTACTCGACTACTGTCATTTTCTTCTTGTTGGAAGCTTTCTTGCCCTTGCTTCCTCGTGGAGTAAAACCCGATACTTCAAATAGCGGCATCAACACCTCTGTCATGAAGGTTGTTTGGTCTCCCCCGTTGTCCACGTATTCATCGTATAGATCATAGACATCTTCAAAGGAATACCCATGTTCATACTGCTGCAAGGCTCCGTGAACTAACAACAACATAACTTTTAAAGGCGGTAAAGTGAACTCTTCGCCAGCTTCAGGCATGAAAATCTTCAGCAAGTTCATGCCGATTTTTTCTTCCACAGTTGCAGCTTGATGAGATGTCAAACGTAGCTTCAACTCTTTTTCATCAGTAACTTTCCAAGTTGTGTATTTTAACGCCATTTAATTAACCTCCAAGACCATCAACAAATTCCAACTCTGACTGCAAAGCAATTTTAAGGGTGAACTCGATGACGGCATTGACACCGCCACCGCCAAGCTTGACAGATACTTGACCTTCAAAATGCACCTTAGTGTTATCTGGGTAAGTTTGCTCAAAGAAAAGTTTTGTCTTGTTGTCTGCCGCATTACGCAAAATACGATAAGGAGCGCTTGCTCCGTCGTTCTTATAAGCGAATTTGTACTCCAATTCCCCTGCGTCGCCAATACCGAACTCATACTTCTTAACCTTATCTTCAAGAGTAGTGTTCTCTACTTTTTCAGGCTCAATACCAAACTCTGGTACTTCTTTCAATCCAGCAAGTTTAGTATAAGTTCCTTTAGCTGTACCATAAGCTAACGTAATTCCATTTGCTAACATGTTTAATTCTCCATTCTAAATTGAAAAACAAGCTCTGAGTGTAAGTCAACAACACCTTCAAAACGCATGACCTTATGTCTCAAATGTGATGGGTCTGGTACGTCTTGGCACTCGGTTCTTCGCAAACCTAAAGACTCAAAAATCTGATTGATTTTAACAGCTAACTCACTAGTGCTGGTATCATCAAAGATATCCACCTTGTAGCGGATAGATGATTTTTGTTCCTGGTCGTCGAACCATTCACCCGGCTTGTTTTGTTCTTCCAAAAAAATAACGACTGGGAAATTCTCCCAATCGCTAGGATAAGTATCAGTCACATTATCTGCGACCTTTTGCAATTCTTTATAAATAACAGGCTTGATAGTGATCATTATAATTGTTCTCTTATCTTTCTACGGACATAATTCGAAATATTCTTAGACACACGCTCTTGATTGTCTCTCAAAGCTGGATAAAGATAAGGCTGGGCAGGTTGACCATACATCTTGTAGAACTCCCCAATCTTTTGAAAATGGTAAGGTCCTACATCGATTTGGTCTTCATGCACATACCACGGACTAGACCTGTAAGACACACTAACCTCTGGGGAGATGCCCGAATGGCTAGCTTGTCCTTTTGGTCCTGTTCCAAACTCAACATAAGGAGCGTAGTGCAGATTGGTGTAAACCTCTGCTATAGCCTTATCTCCGTCCATTTTGACCCTAGTCTTAATACTATTTCTAAGTTCTCCATTGTTACCTGGTGCGAGTCTTTTAGCGTCCGCTTGGACAATGGTTTTAGCTGCATGATGAACCGCTTTTGAAACGATGTCTCGTTGCGTAACACCTGATAGCTTTCTGAACTTAGCTATAAGTCTATCTGCCCCTAGTAGCTCTGACACGCTCTAACTCCAAAACTTGATGATGTGTGTAAACCTTCTTAGAAATAACCCTATGAGTCACTTCCGTCTGGCTATCGATACACACACCATCTTTCACTTTGATAGTAGCTGACTTGTTGGCATTTGCATTCAAAATATCATTGACACGCTCGCCGTACAATTCAGATTGTAGCTTGCTACTAGCTGGCCACAATTCAAGGCGGACTGTCTCAGCTTCCTTGGCATATCCTTCTTTTGCGACACCTTCCTCAGTGACAGTCTTTTCAAACCGTCGCATTGGATAAGGTTTCAGTCTACTCTGCTTCAAAAACATGGCCTGCCACCCTTGCTAGTCTGTGCATGCGGATACGCTGTAAAAGACCAGTAGACAGGCCATTTTCTCCGTAGACTACTGCTATACCACCCTCGGTTCTAGAATGCTCTCCTTCCGCTCCTGAGCGATTGTGGAGCTCGATAGCAACCTCGGGTATTAAAAGACTTAAAGAAGGTGTCAAAGATGTGCGATTAGTCTCTGACAAGATAAGATTTGTAGCCCTCGTATGGAGCAACATGAGAAGCTGAGTATCTTCTTCGCCTGTTAATTTCTTCAGCAACTCTATAGACATATCAATCCTCTTCTAAGAACTCAGGTTCAGGGAGGAGTTCCTCAAGAACGTCTGAGATAGCGACACCATTGCTGGCAAAATTGTTAGCCAACTCAGCATAGCGCTCCTCAGTAATCTCAAGTTCCTCTCCTGCCAGTCGTTTTACATTTGATTCCCAATCATAGAAATCTTGTTTGATTTTAAATTTCACTTTTTAAATCCTCCAACACCTCTACAATTTCGGCTTTTGATAACTTATAGGCGCCAGCTATGCCAGCTTCTTTAGCTAGATTCTTCAACTCTTCTAAAGTCTTATTCTCTAAATCAGAATACTGGCTAATCTGCTCCTCTTGGATATAATGACGTCGTAGCAATAAGCTCATATCGTCACCTCTTACTCACCGAATTTTACAACTCGTGTAGGGTCGTATAGGTAAACACCATAGTGTTCATCGCCAGTGATAACCGTTGTCTTTTTAATGATGTCACGGTCTGTTTCGATAGCTACGTCACGTTTCATCATGATAACAAACGCACCGTATTTATTAGCGTCGTCTGTCTGAGTTTGGCTAGGAGAGACTTTGACGATAAATCCTTTACCTTCATCAACCTTTTTAGAGCGGACGATTTGTACACCGCCTGCTTCACCGAATGTTCCAGATACAACCATATCTGCACCAAGCTCTGAACCTTTAGTCCATTCTTTTGCTACGTCAGTTTTTAGCTTGATTGCGTCTTTAGGGTTGATGATAGCAACATATCGCGCATCTTCTTCATCCTCAAAAATTTCAAGGGCTTTATCAATAGTTGCAAGAGTTGTAGGAGCTTCCGCAACGTGCTGTGTTGCAGTCTTAGCAACTGCTACCAAATCATTATCAATCTTGTTAGCGATAGCTAAACCAAGTTGGTAAGTTGCTTGACCTAGTGGGTCACCAAGACCTGACAAGAGAGCTTCATCGGTAATTTCATAACCTTTAGCAGCCTTTTTAATAGTCATTTCTTTTTCTTTTGTTGATAGTTGGTCTAGAGTAATAGCTTGACCTTCTCCAACCTCTGCAGCATCTCCTGCATACTCCCATGCTGGAACTTTTAGAGTATTCCCTGGTCGGCCTTGGAGTGCTGTTTCCACATAGGCAAGTGGAGTGAATTTAATCAATTTAGGTAGTTTAGCGGAAACCATGTCCGCCATCACTTCTGGGTTAACCATAGTGGCTAATTTAGTTTGTCCTGCTGTCATTTATTTTAACCTTTCAATTTCTTATAAAGTTCTGGGTTATTTTGATAGAGTTCGTTTCGACTCTGATAACCCATACGAGCAAATTCTTCTTTTGTGATACCGTCACTATCAACTGGTGCTTGCTTCATTGGAGCTCCACCTTTTAGCTTTTCTTGTACGCCTTTCTGTACGGCTTGCTCCCATGATTTCTGTAGAGCACCAATAGAGGCTGATACAGTCTCTGCGCTTGTCAAATCGACTACATTCACTAACCCAACAGGTAAGTCACGTTCACTTAGCATTGCTTTAGCTTCTGCGGTCAATTCCTTACGAGCAATAGCCTTTTCACGGTCAGCTAGTTCTTGCTCACGCTGATCCAACTGATATTTCTGTTTCTCGTCAGCATTCATCTTAGCAAGCTTTTTAGCTTCGTTTTCCTTGGCTTCTTGCTCTGATTTCCACTTGGCAAATTTCTTATCGATGATAGCATCGACGTCTGCGTCCGTGTACTTCTTCTCGTCTTGCGGTTGTTGTGCAGGTTCTGCAGGTACCTTTTGTTCTTCAACCGTTTCGACTGTTTGTGTTTCTTTGTTCATTGCGAACCTCCTATTTTTAAAGTCGTCCCCGACTATATAATTCCATAGCTTTTAGTGTCTTCAATGCTTGGACAATAGAAAAACCGTACGGGATTCCATACGGTTAGATTATTTTTTTATTTCTTTAATCACTGTTTTTACAAGTGCTATGATAAACAAAATTAAAAACAAGAATACCAACCACCCGAAAGCGATTGATACCCAATCCCAGATAAACATGTCTTTACTCCTTTCTATGCATCATTTTCGAGGCTTAGCATTTTTTCCACCCATTCTTTGAAAGCATCAAAAGTATCCATGTTTTTTAGATACAAATACTTTTCAACTTTTTCAATAGCTTTATCGACCGATTGGTCGTTAAAACAATAGCCGTTACCCGATAAATCAAAAATTTTATTTCGTTCTTTCTTATCAACAATCCACAAATGTTTTCCAGTCCAAGCGCTTTGTGAATCATAGCATTCCTTCGATTGTATTTCAAGGTCATTATCTTCAATCAAGCCTATCAACTTTTTATACTTGTTCATCAAATTCTCCTTTTCTAAGTACGAAAAAAGCACTTAGATTGTTCTAGGTGCTTTCTTTTTTTGTCAATTCGATTATTCCCTTTAAACTTGGATTTGTTTTCCAAATTCTTGTCCATGACCTCATTTTTACCAAACTTCCTAAATAGATGCCATTTATCTTTGGCATATTTGGAGAAAGTTTATATTTTTCTCTGATTTCATCTTTATGATCCATTATGTACTGATTGCGAGGAAGGCAACAAAAGATACCCTCACCAAAATAACTCAAATCTTCATCAGATATTTCAATAAGTTCTTCAGGTTTAACATAAATCGCTCGATTAACTCTATCTTTTCCATTAGAAAAAGCCTTTTCTATAAAATCTTTATCAAACCCCATCTTCTAACACCTCCAAACCATAAATTATCATTCCGCTTTCATCTTCCGTTTTTGAAATGATATTATACTTTAAATTCGGTTTCATTAAATATTCTTTTTCAAAGTTTAACTCAGCCAACTCAGCTATATACGCTCCTATTTTTTGACCTTTTCTAACAGTAACTTCAAATAAAACATCTGCACCTTCACCCTCTATCGCAAACTCTTTCGCATGGTTTATGTTTAAACTAAATGAAGTGAAAGCTTTATCTAATCTGACAGATTGTCCGACTTTAAAATCTAGATAACCTAAATCTTTTCCAAGTGCAGAAACCGAACCGCTTCCACGATACGCCTTAAAACTTTCTTCAGGCGCAAATTTTGAAATAGCTTTTTCTAAAATCGGGATATTATCTTCTGTATCTTTTACAATTTCTAAAGCAAAAGATAAACCTTCTGCATCTCCGTCGTTTTCGAACCAAAATTTTTCACGTATTTTTAAGGATTCATCAAGTCCATAGCGTTTTATATTGTTGAAATTATGATAGTTTTCTGTTGAGTAAGAATAAATAACGCTTCTTTCGTCATCTGTAAGCTCATTATACCATTTTTGATAAGACTTTTGTTTCTTGAAGAAGTCATCTATTTCACTTGGTTTATCAGCTACAAAAACCTTGTCATCCACTTCTGGCTTAGTTTCCTTAACAACGTCCTCATCATCCACATACTTGCTATACCACTCTTTATACGTCATATCAGCAGGTACTAGCTCGGTCTTACCTGTCACTGGATTTCTCGCCCTGCGCTTCAACTTACTGTAGTCTGCATCCTCGTCGTATGCGACAGTAGTAGATCTACACCAGGGATGCATAGGTGGACAATTGACGCCAGGAACGGCCTTATCCCTATCATAGACCTGATTGTCATGCTCTTGACAAATGCGTGATGTACGCTTGTCTAAAACTGCCACAAAGATATATTTCTCTATGTCTGCTTCTTCATAGCTGAGTAATTCCATCTGATTATGAAAAAAGGCTGATTCTGTCCGAACCAAACGCCTTGCATCATTCTGACCTACACTGAACCGCTCAGCGATTGCTTGTGCAGTTTCTCGTGTGTCTCGGCCAGTCATAAGGCTCATGAGTAGTTCATCTTTTATGCTTGATGTAAGTTTCCCTGTATTCTTCCAGATATCTGTGGAGTACGTACTTCCATCCCCTACCCAACTGAAAGACTGTAGATGTTTAATCTCGCTCTCAGGAAGCCCAGAAAAGCCGTATGCCAGCCCTGTCTGCTGTTGCAGGTCAAAGGTAGCCTTGTAGTAGCTATCCTTCATCAGATCGCTATAAAAGGCATCTGAGCCTGTCTTCTCTGAATGATAGATAGCTTCACGCATACGGTCTAAATCGTCGCTCAAACGCTCTAGGCGCTTCATACGGAATGAATAAGCTGGACTATCTAAGTCAGCCAGTAGCCTTTGGATGTTCGGGTCATTCGGTCTCGCTTCAAGCACCTTACGAAGTTCATTCAGGTCTTTCTTATCTTTCATGTTCTTCAAGACTTGTCTAGCGTCTACCTGACTCAAACCATAATCACGTTGGAATTTATCAAAAATCTTATTGATTTCCTTATCCAAGTAAGTTTTAGCTTCCTGATAGACCTTATCGAACTTGTCTGCCTGCTTTTCGGCCTTGTCCATCTGCTGGTAAATCAGATTGGCTTTCCTCTTCGCCCAGTACTCCTGATTCTTCATCCTCTACCTCGTCTTCGGGTTTTGTGTTGTCTTGGTTGAACATAGGCATACCTTCCATGTTCTTCTCTTTTTCCTCTTCCAAAGCTTCCAATTCAGCGTCAGGGTCTTCTACAAACGGCAAGAGTGAGATAAGTTGCCTATTGGTCACTTTACCTTCCAAGTTATTCACGATCTGAGAGATTTCTAGCAAGTTCTTAGGCAAACCACGGCTGAACTGTGGAACGATTGAATGAGACTCTAAAGCAATCTGCTTCATGCCCAAGTAATGAGCAAAAATCGCAATACGTTGTCTTAATCCACGCTTGTAATTCGCCTCTTTGGTTTTGGTAATCATCTCAAGGCCCATCAGCTTGAATTCCATGGCTACGCCTGATGTATTCCCTGCGAAATTCTCATCAGTCAGGTTAGGCACATGGCTAAATGTGTAGATGTCCTCTTTCAGAGCTGTGCGCAAGATTTCAGTAGCACTTTCGTCCAGCGTATTCTTCAAGAACTCAGCTCTTGCACTATCGCCAGGTAACTCCAAAAGACCTTCTTCAGAAAGAATCTTCATCGCTACCTTAGCATCTTCTGGAGTGTCTGCTAACTGCGTACCATACAAGACAAGGATAGACTCTACAGCCTGCTCCTTATCGTTGACACGGTTACCCATCAAGGAATTATAAGCATCAATCAAGCTGATTTGTTGCTCGTAGTCACCAATCGCAAAGTGATTGTTGCGATACTCGATAATCGGAATCTGTCCAAGGTTGTGAGGTTCTACTTGCTCATTCTGAGTTGTTCCTGAATCTGTACTTCTCAGCACCATGTGATAGTGCAGATTTTCAGTAAAGACTTCTGCTTGGTACTTAGTCGTGTCTTTTGTATCGTCCTTCACTTGATAGTAATAAACCGCAAACAAAGGCTTCCGCTCAATGCTATCGTCGTATACCATGAAGGTATTTTCTGGATCAATGCTAGTTGAGTCCAACTCAGTCAATCCTTCTTTAGCATAGATGTACTCATAAGCACGCCCATAGATAGCCATATTCAAAGCGTTCTGCGCATCTACTTGGTCAATCTCAGCACCGTCGAAGGCCGTGAGCAATTCATCAATATCGCCTTCAGCAGTGTTATTGTACTTGATAGGATTGCCCATAAAATAACCTGTAGCCGTGTCTGCAATATCCTTGGCATGATTAGCTACCGTCTTATAATTAGGTGCGTTCTCGTTGCGTCTCTTGTGATTTAAGATAGCATGCTCGCCCATATAGTAGCTTTTTAAATCCTTCAAACGTGAAGCTTCAGTGCTATGTTTCGTTATCAATTTGTAAATCAGGTCTTTCTTCAAAGAACCCTCATCATATCCATCTCTTGGATAGGTTAAGTATTGGTACATGTCTTTCCTCTCTATAGACCATAATCAGAACGTCTGCGGACGGTTGCTTTCCCACCTTCGATACATTGAAGGCTATAACGTAGAGCGTCCATCAAGTGGTTATTTTTATCTTCTGGCTTGTTCAACCAGTTGCCTTCTTTATCTCGCTGGTAGCAGTAACTATAAAATTCATCCATGATGTTTTTACAGTCTGGATGTACATAAATAGCGTATCCTTGTAATTTGGACACGCCTGCCATAATGCTATCTTTACCTTTACGACTCTCTTTAATTCGAGTTATACCATGTTCCGACCTCAGTTCCTCAATCAGTCTTAATTCAGCGCTATCGGCAATGATTTGTGAGCGATGATAGCCTTTGTCTTTTATCATCTTCGCAACTTCTTTAGTAATCAATCCAACTTTATACGCCTCATCAAAAACATAAATCTCTTTCGTTGTATCGTTTATGAGCGAACAACACAAAGCGGTTGGATCATGAGTAAAACCAAAGTCAAGACCGATACATAACTTATAAGCTGGATCTTGAAGCAGTTCATCCTTATCAAAATCCTTGACAGTCACGTTCTCATAGATTAGCCCTTCAGCAACTCCCCACTCGCCATCACATACGATTCTAGCCCGTCTTGGGTTCGTATGATATAAATCCTCATAGCGCTTGATATCAACTTCATCAAGCCACTCGTTACATTTGTAAGTAGTAGTAATAGCGAATGTATCAGCTCGTCTCGTATCTTCATCAAAGAAGACACGCTTGAGCCAGTGCCTTTCATTCCACGGGTTAAACGTGACTGTGATTTGTTTAAAGAAATCAGGCACGTCTAAACTACCACGGATTGACTCAACAACCGTACTGAATTTATCTTCAGTTTCGATTTGATACGCCTCCTCGAACCATGCCCAACAAAGAATACCAACGTCAACTGTAATAGATGTGATTTTTAGTTCATCATCCAGACCACGGAACAGAATCTTTTGCCCAGTCGTTTTTATAGTTATTTCGGGCAAAGACTCGTTGAATTTAAACAAATGAGTCACACCCAACACATTACACGCCCACTTAAAATCCGTATAAGTCGATTGTTTATTTGTATTCGAGTATCTACGAATAACAAGTAAGTTGGCCCAGGGATACTTCAAAAGACGGACAACATAATTTAAAGCGGTTGTCTTGGATTTCTTCGAACCACGGGAACCTTTTACAACACGATAAAGATTTCTTGAGCGCCAAAACGGGCCGTATCCAGCTCCTACTGTCTTAGGTAAGTCAACAACAATATCGTTTTGCTTAATCTGGTATTTCTGACTCATTCGCAAACACCACCGTTCCAGAAACATCAGCCTCTACTTTGTCAGTCCAAAGCCTATGACGTTTCCCTAAGAGTTCAGCCGCCTTGATTCTATCTTTTGCTCCGACATCAATATCCGTAATCGTTTGACCCAATTCTCCGATACTTATCAAAGTCTGTTCTTGCGTCTCTCCTCGCATTACTGAAGTTAGATAACTAAGGACCTCTTGCTGGTCTGCGATTTTTTCAGAATCAAGTTGTTTCAACCGTTCATCTATATAGTTTTTAATCTTAGGATTCTTTAGTAATTTATGTCCTTCAACGCCTGCCACCCTATCACTAGAAGCACGATAACCTGCTTTCTTATAAGCTTCCGTCGCATTACCTGAGATGATGTACTCATCTGCGAATCTCTTTTGTTTTATCCTCAATCCATTCAATTTTCCATCACCACCTTTCGAATAATCAAAAAAAGCCACACGATGTGCGACCTTTTTAAGACCTCTCTCTGCGAATTAAAATCGCAATTGGAACGACAGGATTCGAACCTGTGACATCATCCGTCTACCATATATCCATTAACCAGCATGAGACTACTGCTTTAAACGAGTGACTTTTGATAACTTATAGTTTATTATCTTGTCCACAAATATTCCTACTTGTATCACTCATGCACGATTGGTTAGACCAATCACTCCTTACATCGCAAACTACTAAGCCATTTTTCAATTAACGAAGACCCCGCTAAAAGTCTAAGCTGCTTTACTCTTTGACTTTACTCTCATCCTTGCGAGACTTGAGCAGGCAATCTAATTGCCGAAGTACACTTTCGTTTGTGACGGGCGATGACTTTTGCTTTTTTGAGTTTTTTCTATCTTGAATAGCTTTTAAAATATAAAAATCATCTTTTCATCTATCACAGACACGCATCGCCATGTGTTTTATTCTCTTTTGAAGAACAAAATGCACAGCGCCTGCTTGTTATCAATTGTTTTGCGGACAATCGACTCATCTTACATACTTTTGGGAGGCACCCAATTTTTGCAAGATATGGTATCAAGCTCTTGTTGCACCTCGAACCAAATACCTCATTCCTCTTATAGACTCGTCTCACAGCCAAACTGCCACATTTGCATTTCCTCAGCACCTTGCCGTTGGAATCTCCCTGCTTTAACTTCGCCCACCTATTCCAAAAATGAAATAGTTAAGATTACATTGCTTAGATTGACCATTGCTGGCAGGATGTTTGATAGATTTAAAAACATCCTTTTCCTGAGTTACCACAGATTATCTAGGCTAAGCCCTAAAAATGCAAGGCGACTACAACCTTGCGTGTTAATTAGAAATAAATTTTCTGATTTATTTTTTTGTAGTCATTAACGGCGATGCCCGGAATCGAACCGAAGGAAACATAGGAGAGAAACCACTTACCTGTCACCGCCAAAACGAGGCCGAAACCTCGGAAAAATATAATAAAATATAAGGAGTCATCAGTGCGATTACCGCATTCAGCTGATAATACTATTTTAGCAGATTGAAAGTATCATTTAGTTCGATTAGTTCCATTTTTTCGATAAACTTTTGAGTGCGCTTTCTCTAGCCCGTTTAATCGTACTACGACTGCACCTTAATTGTATTTGTACTTCATTCCAAGACAAGCCATCGATGTATAGTAGACGCATCACGATGTTCTCAAACGGATCTTCAATTGATTCGATAGCCCTGATAAGTTCATCCTGTTCTTTATAAATCTTCTCGATTTCCTTAAATAATTCATCAGACCTATCAATCACTTTGATATTAAACTCTTCAGTCTGATTGTTATTACTTTTTGATTTAGGCATACTATCGAAGGACTGCCCTCTTAATACACCCGACCTTAAACTACTTATTTGTCTATGCAATGATTTAATCTTAATGTTAGCATAAGGTAATTTCTTTAATCTCTGCTTAATATCTATTGTCAATCATACACCTCGATTCCAAAGAATTGACAGATGTCTTCTGCCTCACATTCGGAAATTTCCAAACCTCTCTCCCAACAACTTATGATTATTGAAGAATACCCTAAATGCTTTGCTAATTCTGTACGAGTAAGTCCTTGTTCCAAACGTTTTTCTTTCAAAAGCGCATTAAGATTTCCAATCTCACACTTCTTGAATAAAACATCTCTGTCCAATCCTAACTCTTTTGACAGACGTTCTTTTTGACGATCACTTGGTATCATACCTCGTTCCCAATTTGAAAATGTCCTTGGACTAA